TAATTTAATTACTTGACTAGGATTTTGTAATTTTAAATCTTGTGTTAATGCAGATTCTAAAACATTTTTAGAAAATGTTGTTTTAGCTATTTCATCTATTTGTTCATCTGACAATTTACTAAACTCTGGGTGTTTTTTCATAAACCCTGCAAACTGATCCCAAACACCACCAAACTTATTTAGTATTGGTAATGTCTGTTGTGCATCATCTTGTTCTTTTAATACTTTTTGCAAGACAGTAAATACATCATCAACTAATTTATTATTTTTATCTGTAAGTTTTCCTGCTGTTTCTAATTCATTTTTATATATTGTTCGTAAATCAGAAAAATCATCTATAACTCTATTTACTATTGCAGAACCTCTACGAGCAGGATTTTTAGTTTCTAGTTCTCCTAACTCTACTATCATATCTTTTACTCTTTTACTACGATTAGTTACTTCTCCTACTGGGTCTAGTAGTTTAAGAAACTTTACATACTCAACAATTAATTTATCTGGATTGTTTGCACTTAGCTTTGTTGTGTACTGAGGACCAAAATAATCATCTAAAGCCCTTCTGAATGTTCCTATCTTTTGTACTTTAGGTACTACACCTTCTGTAGCAACTGCTAATACTTTAGGTGTCAATATATTTTTAACTGCTGCAATAGCTGCTTGTTCATCTAATCCATCTGCTAATCCAAATAATTCATTAGAAAATTTAGCAAAGTCGTCTGCTAATGCTTCATCTTTTATAACAAACTCATTTACTAATTTAAAGTTAGACCTTGTAAGTATTTCATCTGGTTTATCTTTGTTATCATACAAAAACTTTGCTAACTCATCTCCAAGTTTTCCATCTATAGCTTCTTGTGCAGAAGTTCTGCTAAATGATTTTCTAACAAATCCATTTTTAAATAGACCCATAGCATCAGCACCTTCATCTGTGAGGGTTAACATACTTCTACCTGCTCTTACAGTTTTAACTGCTTTACCTGCCCAAAAAGTAGGGTCAAGTAAGTTAAGACCTAAATCAATAAGTCCTGTATAAAAATCATATGCTCTATCTTCTGGACCTGCAATAAACTCTAATGGTTTAAATATCACACGACCAGGTGTCATATGTGGGCTTTTACCTCTTGCAATTAACGCAGCAGCTCTATCTCCATCAAACTGTGCTACTTTTTCTTGTTCAAATACTTTGTCAAATACATTAACTCCAAGAGATGCAGCAGCAATCTGTCTTGCTCTAATTGGGTCTGCACCTTTGTCTATTAAATCTCTATATGTCTGTGTTTTTTCAGGATCAGTAGATTGGAATAAAGCTGTACCTAAATCTACCTTTTCACCTTTTTCTTTTGCTTCTCTCCAATATGCAAATGGCTCTATCTGTGCTTTTTTATATGCTTCAGAAAATGTTGCACCTTGTTGTACTAATCCAATAGTTCTTATAGGTTCTGCTATAACATTTTCATACAACGATCTAACACCTAACAAACCACCTTTAACAGCTAACTCTGCAAAACCACCTGTATCTGGATTAACATTAAACTGCTCAAACACAGCATTCTTTAATGCACCATAAGTTTTTTCTTTAGCCTTACTAAAAAAATCTGTAAGACCATCTACAAAAGAATTATCTGCTTGTTGTTTAGTTGCTTGTACTAATACAGAACCAGGCACATTAGCACTTTGTTGTTGTATAGCACTAAGTCTATTTGCTTCTTCTGGTGTAACCATTAGATGTATTCTAGTAAGCTGTCATCTCCTGTTTCCAGCCAACTGTTGTATATAAAATCTCTTACTTCTTCAGCTTTTAATACTTGTTGTTGTGGTTGAGGATTTACTCCTGGACCAAATGGTAAACCTGCTGTAACAGGTTCTGATGGTCTTTGTGTTTCTGCAAATATATCCATCTGTGGCATAGGTCTAGCAACTCTAGGTTGTGCTTGTGGCATAGTATCTTTTGGTAAAGGTGCAGCTTGTTGTTGTTCTGTTAATTCTTTTTGCTCACCATATGCAACACCAGGCATTCTACGCACAGCCTGTGTATTATCTTGATAATTTCTTGCAGGTGGTGGTACATTTAAACCTCTATTGCTAGGACTCCTCGTTGCCATCTTGCTCCTCATCTTCATAAAACATAAAAGTTGAACTAATAATCATATAACCAAAAGGAAAAGCTAAAGGTGGCATTTGGTCGTGAAACATTCTAGGTTGTAATACATCTTCTTCTAGTAATATATCATCACCTAATTCATCAACATCATATAAAGAATTGTGTACAATTTCTGCAAAGTCGCTATTTATATTCATTATCCACCCATACCTTGTAATAACTGTGCTATGCCTGGTGGAGCACCCTGTGGTGGTAGGGAAGCTCCTCCAAGCAATTCTTGTTCTGCATTTGGTATTTCTGGTTCTTCTGCAGTAAAGAACTTATCCAAAATATTTTGCATATCATCTGGATTCTTTCTTATCTGCACAACAGCCATTGTTGCTTTAGGATCTCCTTGTTGTGCTTGAGCCAATAATGTATCAAAAAGTATTTTATCTGCTTTTTCTTTTGTAATTCTACTGTTTACAGTTGTAAGGTTATCTAACCCATCAAGGTTTTCTTGTAGTGTCTGTGTGTCTATGATACCTGCTTGGAGTAATTGCAGCCCTGTTACTATTTTTTGTGGCTCATCATATCCAGCCATAGCACCATAAACTCTGCGTGTTTTGTATGCACCTTGTATATCTTTTGATGGTTCATACTTTTCACTAAAAAACTGATTGTTGTAATAACCTGATAAGTCTTTAGATTGACCACCATACATTTTCTGATCCCACTCTAATCTCTTAGCATCAATCATCTCAATAGCATCAGCCATAACTGTGTGATACTCTCTAATCATTAGTGACATACTTGCACCTAGTTCTTCTAATCCTCTACCTGTTGCAAAGCTAAGTGGGCTTTGTGAATCATCAGATACAGGATAAGAACCACCAACTCGTAGTTGTCGTTCTATTCTGTCTATTTGTTGAAAGATTTGATAAGGAACATTTGATGCAGGTTTACTGACTTGTGTACCTGGAGCTAGATAGTTTACAGCAAATCTACCTTTACGATATTGTCCTGATTCTATCTCACCAGATATGTTTGTTTCTGTAAAGACTGCATCTTCCATAGCTATTATGGACATAACATTAATCTTTGCCATAGAAGCCATAAGTCCTATGATCTGGTCGTACTGTCCTTGCATTCTGTCAAAAGCAAATTTCTTTGCAATAACAAACGCAGGTCCACTATCTAGTGGGTTTGGTATGAAGTCAAGAATAGTTGCAGAGGTCATATGGAAAATGTATGTACCTTCTTCGTTATAATACTCTGCTACTAAATCTCCTTCACCATTTGAGTTAGCCCAAGAACCATTGTAAGAATCTGTGTAAGCAGAAGCATACGCATTACCAATACCTAATGTATTAGTTTCATAACCATCTTTAGCCATAATCTTTTCTGCATACTTAGGATAAACCTGTGCAAGTGATTCTTTAGGTACTCTACGAACAATAGCCATTTCTTTTGGTTGTTGATCTGCACCAAAGTAACCAGGAAAACAGTTGTAAGGGTCACGAAGTTCTGCACAAGGATATGGCGTACCATCAGGTCCTTTCTTTTCTCTAATAACCCATACAGCAAAACCATAACCAGGTAGCCATCTACCTACTTGTGGCATTTGTAAATCTAATTTTTGTGTGTCATCATACGAAGTTACAATACGAGCTATCTTATCTGCTTTAGCTCTAGCTCTGTCAGAATCTTTATTGTTAGGTACATCTACTTTTAAGTTAGGAATACGACCTATTTTTTGTGACAAATGCTCTAGTCCTGACATCATTAAGTTAGGTACTGGTATTTGGAAATCTTGGAAACCTTTTATCTGGTCGCCTAGTAATGCAAGTAAACCATCAGGACCACCATTCATAATTGCACGAATACGCCCTCTTGTAGAGTATGCACTTTGATTGTCATAGTGCAACTGCGTAATCTGATATTGTATTTCTTCTGGTGTCATTTTAACCCCAAGGGCTTTCGTTCATATCGCTTAAATCCCACTCTCCAAAACTTGGTTCATAATCTAATCCTACTTCAGCTAGTCTTTCTTTTTGTAATCTCCTAATTACTCTCATAGGAAACCAACTAGCCATAACAACATCTGACTTATTATTTCTACCAGATTGCTTACTAGCACCTGTAGAAAAATAAATTAGTTGTCTACGATATATATTACTCTTAGTTTCACTTTCTGCACTACCATAAGGCAAACTAATTAATTCCTCTTTAAAC